ACACCATTGCCAATATTCTTTGCTATGACGTTTATCTCACTCATGCTTATCGTCGATTCGTTTGACAATCTGCCTTAATGCCGCCAGTATCTTCCGCTCTGTTTCGATAGTGTCCCACAGCGGACCGCACACGTAGTTCGCTTCATATTGCCGCACCATCGCAGCCACTTTTTCAAAACCTCTTACCACCATGCATATGGCCCCGTGTTCTGTTGAACTCCATTTTTCGCTCCAGCGCCTCGGCGATCTTCAACCCATAACCCGCTTGCATATCCAATAGAATCCCGAGTACATCCGACAACTGGACCTCAGCGCCGCTCATATCGGTTATGTTCTTGTCCGCCGGATTGCCCATTCGCATACACTCGAGCGCTTCTGATAATTCGCTATGGCATAAGGCCACCATCTCGCCGAAGTTTCGTTGCGCACCGTCGTTCCAGAAACCCTGTGATGCTGATAGCGCATGGACCTTTTGCGACATGCGTTTGAATCCATCGAGGAAACCCGCGTCGTCGAACTCGGCTTTCGCCTTCACCTGCGGCTCGGTATCATTGCGGATATTTGTTGCGGTGATGCGTTCTATATCAGCGGGCAGGTGAATCTGCCTGACCCAATATCCGACGTTGCGGCCATAGCAAACCTCCGCAACAGGAGGAAGGACGCTAATCATCAGCCGGTCGTCAAACTCGTCGGGAAACGCCCTCCGGAACATATCGACCCGCTCGTTAAGCGCGTACGGGTTATTCCCGTCGATCGGTGTGTCCATCAAGCCAATAACAATCGGCTTGCCTTCATCGAGCACAGTGCGAATCAGTGCAATGTGCCCCTTATGCAAAGGCTGGAATCTGCCGATGAATAGACTCTTATGCGACATAGCCAAGCTCCCTCATTGCCTGACCGTGACACTTCCAGAACAAGGCCCTGTCGTGGTCGCTTATCGGTTCTGTTTCCCTGCAACCCTCCCGGTCGCGGAATAACTTGTACCGCCCTTTGCACTCATCGAATCGGTTTTGAAACTTCTTTTTCGGCTCCATACCGATGAACTTGCCCATGCGGTCTGCAACTGCGTCGGCGTCGGCTTCCAGTTCCTCGTAACGCATGAAAAACGTATGCGGCCTGACAAACGGCTGCCAGATATGATAGAACGCACTGTATGTCCCAAACGAGCACCGCTGGCCCGTGATGGTAAAGGTCAGCGGGATATTCCAGAAATGAGACAACGCAATACAGGCATCCAGTCCGTGCCGCGTAAAGTATATCGCCGGTGAATCGTCTAACGGCACTTCGTGCGTCTTAATGAAATGCAACTCGTCGTCATCGCGCCACCCCTGAATAACAGCGAGTGCACCATCCTTGCTTGCAAGGTTCTGTAATTGCGCGCCGATGTGCGCATCTTCGCCGAACAGGAAATTCAATGCAGTTTCCTCATATAGAGATTTCGTTTGTATTCCAAACACGTCCAGCATCAGCATCCTTGTGTAAGTCGAACCACAGTGCGGCCAACCCGCCAGCCAGCAAATACTCATTATTACCCTTTCGTTTTGTACCCCAGAAGACCACGGCCCGGTCGCCCGGGCGCGTGGCTTCTAAGGGTAACATCCGCTACGCAGTAACCACCTTGAGACAGGAGGTTGCGCCTGTATAGCTGAGATTGGTTGATGGTGACTTTTCTGTTGCCGAATCAGCACTGGACTTCGATCGCGTCAACCGCGCAATCGCTCCGACATTTACGGTCGTCGCGCCCGGAGTGATTTGCAGACCCAGATAGCGTTTGCGTTTTCTGCAATCTATCTGGAACTCCACAATCGTACCCGGCCCGGCAGTGGCTACCGTCGGAATGACAAAGCCCACTGAGGTACTTGTTGCCGTTCCGCCGGTCAATGCCACAATCGCAGACTGTGACGATATGGACGTTGCTGTGTCGCTCTCGGTTACTTTGAGAGTTTGCAGCGTGGTCCCGTTCGTCGCGTGTGTCCCGATGTTGACGTAAATGTTCGCCTGATCGTATCCTTTTGTGTCGATAACCATGCTCTGTGTTGCGTTCGTTGCTGTCGTCGCGGCGGGCATGTTTACCAATAGTCCTTCATTAGCGTGTATCATCGCTATAGCCCTTTCCGTTAAGATGCAGCCGACATAAGACCGACAACCGGACCGGCTGCCGACGCTGTGCCGAGGTCATGGTTATTGATATCCCACCGCTCAGTCCACCGCAGCGCGAGCTGGTCGCGTGCGAACACGCTCTGCGAACCGACATACGCTGAATCGCTAACTGCGAGGGTGGTTTGAGCACGATCGCCGAAATCGGACGACTTGCGGATATCACCGAGGATGCACAACACCTGAGAGTTCGCATCGGACTTCGGGAACGCGTCACAGAACTCGACCGGATAGCCGAGGAAGATTCTGCGCCTGCCGCCTTCTTCGATGTTCGTGACGGTATTGCCACCGGCAGCGGTGAGCAGTTTCTCCATCACAGCGTGATAGAAGTACTTGCTGCATACCCACACGGTGTTCATCCCCGGATAGTCCGGCAGACGAGCCACCAAGCCGTTGAGGTCGGTGAGCACGACTTCCGACATCACATTGCCGGCAGCAAGTTCGATACCACCGCCCTCGTCGACACCGTTAATGTCAGCAAGTTTCTGGTTGATACCGACTACGCCATGATAGGTGCTCGTACCGTCACCGATGAAACCGGCCTGGTCCTTCTTCGTAGCGCTTGCAAGTGCCACATCGTCGGCCAGTTCGTCCATGATAGATACCACCGCATCGGCATTAAGTTCGTTGCTGATGCGAGTAAGCGCCATCCACTTCCGGGCGGTAAGGGAGAACTGATCCCACGCCATTGTGCTCTCTGTGCCCGCGTCACCTTCACCGACCGCATAGAGCGTAAGGCCCGAGGTCTTGCGATCTCTGTACTTAACGTCGGAGGTCATCGGGACCGAACGGGCAAGCCGCTCGAATGTGCCGTACTGCACGGCCAGGTTCACCACTTCCGCGTCGAACTCGGGGAGGACAAGATAGCCGCCCTGTGTGTTGACGCCTTCCTGATGGACCATGTACGGGGTCAAGCCGTTATCGGTGCACCACTGGCGGGCCTTCGGAGAACCGAAGATCGCCCGGAGGATTTGACCTTGTTTGTAGGCTGCGACCTGGGCCTCTTTTGTTTTGAAGCACACCAGCTTATTCGCCCAGCGGCTTGAGGTCGGAACCTCGATCCGTCTGCGTGCTTCCCGCATGAAATCCACATCCTCGGGGACCACCTCGTCAGCGTCCTTCGGGGGAATCATGTTCTGTGCTGGCCGGGACGCCTTCGCGTTAAGCAAGGCTTCGTGCCGCTTGATGCGGTTGTCGATGCTCTTGCACCTGGCCTCAAGCTCGTCGTACTTCTCCGTTTCTTCCTCGGAGAAATCCCTGTCCGATACCTCGGTGAGCATTGATTCCATCGTGGCGATTACGTCCTCTTTTTCAGCCAGCAGTGTTGCGATAGTTTTATCCATCTCAACACTCCTTAGTTTCTTAACAATGTTTACTGGTTATTACTGAGCCCATGCCGGGCGCGAAGCGCATGCCGCGCAACACTTACCTCAATTTCAAAAGTCTTAATCTCGCCTCCGCTCTCGCCCTGCGGTTGACTTTGCCCGTAGCGGACCCGCCGCGCAGACGCGATACGACCGCATCGAATGGAGCTATTCTGTCAACCATCCCCGCCGCAAGAGCATCCTTCGCCGTAAGCAACCGGCCCTTGCCATAGTCACTCTTGACCTTCGCTGACGTTAATCCGCGATTGGCTGCAACGGCGTTGATGAACATTTCGTAGTACTGGTCAACCGTGCTCTGTAGCGCCTCCCTATCGCCTTCGTTAAGGGGTTCATAGGGATTCGCTTCGCCTTTGGATTCCGGTGTGCGGATGATGGATACCCTCACACCTTCCTTTTCGTATGCCTGCGAAAAGTCGGCGTGTACCAGAATCGTTCCGATGCTGCCGACCTGTGCGCCCGGGGTGGCTACTATCTCGTCCGCCGCACTGCCGATGTAGTAAGCAGCAGACGCCATGAGACTGTTTGCAACGGCGATAATCGGCCTGCCCGGACTCCTCGCCTCCCTGATCTTGGTGGATAGTTCCTCAAGTCCGTAAGCACTGCCGCCCGGACTGTCGATATCCAGCACGATTGCCTTAATGCTCTGATTCCCCGCCAACTCATCGAACGCCGCGCCGAACGCCTCGGTCGATGTCCCGCCTGATGCAGCCTCCATCATATTCATCCGCTGTGCGATTGTGCCGTACAACTGCATCACCGCAATATCACCGCCGACGTTCTTGAACTTACTGGCGGCTTTGTCCTCAATGACAACAGGAGGGAAATTCGCGTTTGTTATCCGCGCTCGCATGTAGGCGAGGATGACTTCCATTTTTTCCGGGAGGATATGCCAGACGTTAGAGTTGATAGCATTGATTATGTTTTCATAATGCATTTCGCTGCTCCTGAAGAAGTGCATAAATACGCTCGGTGTGTGAATCCGCCTCCGTGTGGCCGTTGGCCAGCATACCGTCACAGTACGACAGGCCAAACGGGGTGAGGGTTTTCTTGACATAGCTTTCGTGCTTGGGCTTGTTGAAGTTGTTTTGTGCCTTTGCCCGCAACTCCGCCCTCGCAATACGAGAGGATGCATCATGCAGAAGTGCGTTAAACATTTCTGCGTTATCGTTTGAGGGCGCGGCTTCCTCCTGCTGTGTGTCATCACCGGCGATACCGAGATTCAACGGGCGATAGAACACCTGCCCCGCCTCATCGGGCAATGGATTTCTGTTCTCGATCGCCCGCCACTCATCGCCGTTAAGAACCCCGTTCATGAACTGAATCTGCAACGCCTCGCTTCGCTGCTTCGAGTCGCCACGCAGCAGACCATCGAGCAGAAACTCGATGAAGATGTCATCGTCGCGGGGGTCAATGATAAGGGACTTGGTGAGGCGCTGTTCCCACATTACAATCCACGGCATCATGGTATAAACCACAAATTCAAGGCTTTGCTGTTCTATATTGCTGAACGTGGCTCTATCCAAGTCCCCTATCATGTGAGGCGGAACGCGAAAGATGCGTGCTATGTCGTTCACTTGAAACTTGCGTGTTTCGAGGAATTGTGCCTCCTCGGGCGCAATGGTCATCTGCGTCCACTTCATATCTTCTTCGAGAATGAGCGGACTGTTCTGGTTGTCGCCGGTGATGCGTTCCATTACCGATGAGCGTAGATTTTGCAATGCCTTGACACTGAGCACCCCCGGATGAGAGAGCACGCCCGATGCCTTTGCACCGTTGCCGAAGAAACTCGCCCCGAACCTATCGGCGGCAAGTGTAATACCTACGGATTGCGCTGCCTCCTGTATGGGGTTTATGCCGACGACTCCATCGCGCGACAGGCCCATAAGATGCAGCATATTGTCCGGCCTGATATCGCGAACGCTCCCCTTTTCCTCGCGCACCTTGTAGTTTACTATCTCCCCGTTCTCGCTCTCGATGGATATGCGGTCGGGATTCAGCGGGACCAACTCCCCCGCTTCCGTGCGATCCCACTTGATCTCGCAGAACCCGTTACCCCGCAATGCAACGTGACCCTGCAACAACCTTCGCCACTCGAACGACGTTAATCTACTATTCGGGTTATTGTGCAGGATGTCGTATAAGGGATGGTCCGTCGCCCGTTCCTTGCCGTTCTCCGACACCCGCCGATAGACGACGAGCGGGATTTGTGCCAGCGTATCGGAAAGTACACGAACGCACGCCATGACAGCGGACGCACGCATCGCGGTTGTAGTATTGACAGGGACATTGGCGTTTGTTACACCACTTATATTTACATACTTCTGCTGACTGCTCGGCGGTTCACTTCCCGCCCGAACCTTCGGGACGTATCCGAGCCTGCTTGCTATTTTGTCGCGTAGTTTCATAGACTCAGCATCCCCCTACTTTCGTAAACAGACACCTTCTCGGGAGGTTGAGTTATCAAGCGGCCCATCGCCATAACAAGCATGATAACGCCGTCTATCTTCTCCGCGGATTTGGCTTTCGTGGGCTTGACGTTCCCCGCTGCATCCTGTTCGACGACGGTATTCGACGCCATCCACCGCATGACAGGATTGCCGTTGTGTATCAGCTTCTTTGCGAGTACCCGCTTCTCAAGTTCCTTCGTCGGGGCTGACATGGAAGCGTACCCCTGCCCGTAGGCAATCAGGCGGTTCTCGTCGATACCATCCTCAACCAACTGCTGGCGCAACGCCTCGAAGTTCCACCGGTCGAAAGCGATCTCCCTGATAGCGAACTTCTCATAGTCCTTCGCCAGCCTGTCGCGGATAAACCCGTAGTCCACCACATCGCCCGGCGTCATTGTGATATACCCGCTGTTCGCCCATGTCGGATATGGCACGCGGTCCCTGCGCTCCCGGGCATACGCATTGTCCATCGGAATGAAAAAGCGGGGCAGCCAGACGAGCATGTCGTCATCCCAGGGGAACAAGAGGCCATAACCGGCAATGTCGGTATTGGTCGACAGGTCGAGCCCGGCGAAACACTCTCTGCCCGCAAGCATCGCCTCCGGCACTATCTCGTCACAGTCATCCCACCGCTCGATATTGAGCCACTTGACATCCGTCTCGGTTTGGATGTTGAGGTGTAACCGTTTGAACGTGTTTTCAAACTCAGGAGAATCAACCGCCTTCCGGCATGCGGCTTTGATATATTCCGGCTTGACGGAGATTCCATAGTTCGGGTTCGCCTTCCTCCATGTATCCTCGGACCGCCAGTTGTCGTCCGTCGTTGCCTGATAAATCACCGGCAGGAATTGCGGATCATCGAGTATCCCGTCGCGTACCTTCTCAGCATAATCGAGCGTCCGGTTGCAGATACTCTCCCGCTTGAAATCGGCTGTGGTCAGGTAGACTATCAAGGGTTGGCGACGTGAACCCATAGAAGTCTCAAGCACTTCCACCAGTTCGGCGTTCGGCTGCGCGTGCAGTTCGTCAACAACCACGAGGTGGGCATTGAATCCGTGCTTTGTATTAGCATCGGCGGATATAGGTTTGTAATGCGTGATGCCATCGGCAAGGGTAATCGCCTTCTGGTATATCTTCGCCCGCTCCCGCAAAGTGGGCTCCGCCAGGATCATCTCTCGCACCGCGACGAACACAAGCGAAGCCTGCTCCCGTTCAGCCGCTGCCGAGTAGATCTCCGCCCCCGGCTCACCATCGCAGAACATCGTGTAGACAACAATTCCACCCGCAAGGGTGGTCTTTGCGTTCTTTCGCGGGACGTACAGCAAGCACTTGCGATACCTGCGCAAGTGGGTTTTCTTATGCTTCCAGCCGAACAAGTTGCCGATGATAGCCTTCTCCCACCGTTCCAACTTTAGGGGCTGGCCCGCCCATTCGCCCTTAACGTGTGTCAGGCATTCGGGAAAGAAGTCGATCGCCAACTGTGCAGCTTCGGCGTCGAAGTAGTAATCCTCCGCGCCTCTGTACGGGTCATAGCCGGGAATGGCAATCAGGGTATGGCCCCACTTCTCAGTCATCCCGTACCCCCACCCTTAAAGAATCGCAACTTCGGGTCTTCCTCCTGCTCCTTGACAGGTGCAATCGTCAGGCTTGCACGCGCAGACGGTGAGAGCCCGAATCGGTCGCAGAGTTTGATAATCCCCGGCAGGAGCTTACTGGCGAGTGTGACATCCCGCGTCTCAGCAGACTGGCGGTAATACGCCAGTTGGTCACACAGGAGGGCAAGGGTAGTGCGGTCGGATGCGGATAGAACCTTCATCTCCCGCAGAATGGGGCAGATAGCCTTCCACTCAGACTTGCCAGCAGGAGATAACCAGGATGGGCATCTCGGGGCGGAACCATCCCCCACCGGCTCCCCTGTACGAGTACCGGCACGCCATGACCCTCTGGATTCAAGGATCGCCGTGGGTGTAGGTTTTGGACCGCGTTTGCCCATCACCCATAGGCGAGATTACCAGTTTAGAACTTAATCAAAATGAGGCAATCCATTGATGGGTCATAACTTACGATTTTTGGGGTATTGGTAAATTTTGGGAATATCGCGGGATTTAGCCGCTGCAACTCCCTCAAATCCGCCGATACCGTTTGCTGCGAAACCCCCAATATCCTCCCCACCGCCGCCTGACTGTTGTTGCCGAAGTACACCAGCAGGTACGCCTTCATCATCCGTGGCGTGATACCGTCAATCCGTTTGTCGCAATGTGGGCAATTCAATGTTCATCCGTGAATACTCTATTGTCTATCCGGTATTGGGTTCGTGAAAACCCGTGAAAAAAAAGAGCGCGG